ATACATTTGCATCTTGTCGTTTTACTAGTTTAAGTGCTGGAGATGTTTTTGTTACTACACCTGCAAGAAATGGAGGTCATTCACAATCATTAGCATGGGCTGATATGGATAGTAGTGATGATGATGAAACATACTTACCTGCAGGAGATGATATGGATGGTTTTGATTTTACTTCATATACTATGTATTATGATGAAGAAGAATCAAATTTTTTATCTACATCTGCTGTTAATGCATGTAATTTAGAAGATAATTCAATAACAGTTTATAGTCCTTCATCAACAGTACAAAGTGGAATGGTAATTTATCTTCAAAATACTGATATTACATCCCCAATGGTAACAGTAACTGGAGCATCTGCAAGAGCAGAAGGTGGATTTGCAAAAGTAGTACCATTTGGTAGTAGAACATCTTATTATATAGAATTTGAGGATTTCGCTAATGGTAGAGTTGTTGATGCTGCTGTCTGTCTATCAGATAAAAGACTTAAGAAAAGTATTACAAAAGTAGGTACGTCACCTTCAGGAATTAACATTTATAGATTTGAGTATATTGATCCTAAATTATATGGTGGAGGAGTATTTGAAGGAGTAATGGCACAAGAAGTACCTGAAGCATCAATTTTAGGTAAAAATGGGTATTATTCTGTGGATTATAATAAATTAGATGTTACATTTAAACGAATAAACAATTCTTTAGTAGGTTAATATGTACACTTTTTTAAACGACAAGATTCTAGATGAAGAAGGTCGAGAAATAATGATGGATTGGGAAATTAATCTAATGCAAGAACATGCTAAAATAGTTACTGAAAATGGGGGTAATATATTAGAAATAGGATTTGGAATGGGTATTTGTTCTAATTTTATACAAGAAGCAAATATTAATACTCATACTATAATTGAAATTAATGATCAAATATTTGAGAAATTATTAGAATGGGCTAAAGATAAACCTAATGTAATACCTATAAAAGGTGATTGGTTTGATAGTATTCCAAACAAAAAATATGATGGTGTTATGTTTGATACTTGGGATGAAAAAAATGCACATAATTTTTTACCCAATATAAAATTATCATTAAATAAAAATGGTGTGGTTACTTTTTATAACCCACAAGATAAAGAAGCTTTAAAATGGAATTGTAGGAAATGGGGCACATTAACAACTAAAAAAATTAATGTTAATCCTCCAAAAAACATGTATAATAAATATTTTAATCAAAAAATATATTATGTACCTAAATTAATATTATAATTATTATACTATAAGAAATTTTCCAATATGTATAACAAAATAAATTGAATGATTGAAAAAAATAAAGTTTTAGAAAAAGATGAAATTAGTAAAATTCAAGAATTAAAAGATAGATTAAAGAAAATTACAGAAGTTTCAGGTGTTATAGAAGTACAACATTATAACATTCAAATAAAAAAAGAAAAATTAAAGTTAAGTTTACAAGGTTTACAACAAGAAGAAGCTAATTTAGCTAAAGAGTTAGAAGAAAAATATGGTCCTGGTACCATTTCTTTAGAAACTGGTGAGTTCTTACCAAGTAAATAAACTTTTGAAAAAATTTAGTATATTTATCATAAAAATAACATAAAATGGCAGAAACATTAATTTCCCCAGGAGTATTAGCAAGAGAAAATGATCAATCTCAAGTAACTTCTCAACCAGTTCAAGCAGGAGCTTGTATCGTTGGACCAACTGTTTTAGGTAAAGCAGGAATTCCAAAATTAGTAACAAGTTATTCAGAATTTTTATCTAATTTTGGTAGTTCGTTCCAAAGTGGATCAGATGAATACTCATATTTTACTTCAATTTCCGCATATAACTATTTTAACAATGGAGGTACATCTTTAATTGTAAATAGAGTAGTATCAGGATCATTTGGACCAGCAAATACATCAATAGATCAAATTAGAAATGATGAACAAAGTACTGAACTTAATGTAGCTCCTTTTAGTTTTACAGGTTCAATTGCTACATCAGCACAAGGTGGTGTTACATCAGCAAGTCCTTTTGTAGGGGTTGCAGTGCAGAAAAATGGAGTAGCAACAACAGGTACTACTTTTAATGTATCTAGAGGAATTGAATTAGGAAAACTTGTTTCAGATACTGCTGGAGTTTATGCTCCCGCTTTACTAGCAACAGTAAATGGGGGTAGTGTAGCAGCTGATTTATTAGATGGTCCATATGATGGAATTAATTTAACTGCAGCAGGTGCTACATCAGCAACTGCTAATTTTACAGTTGCAGGTAATGCTATTACGGTAGCAGGATTAGCTACTCCAGGATCTGGTTATGAAAACAATATGGTAGTTAATTTCCCAGCAGGAACGTTTGGAACAGGTGCTTTAAAATATGCATCAGCTATTACTTCATTACAAGGAAATGCTAGTGTAGGTTTAGCTACACCAAGTGCTACAGCAGCAGTTGCATCATTTGCAACAAGTGGAGCTCCAGATACTGTTGCAACTATAACAGCTAATCTTACTAAAACCCCAGGAAAATTATTTGTAGGAGCTGATTTAAAAGTAGCAGGGGGAGCAGCAATACCTTCAGGTACAACAACAGGAAATGCTACAGGTACTGTAACTGTAAATTTAGATGATATAACAGGTATAACAAGATCTTCAGGAACTGGAGGTTCAGTAACATTTACTGCTGTAGGAAGTGAGATAACAACAATAGTAGTTGCAGCTACAGAAGGATCAAGTTATCTTGATGGAGGAACAATTGAAATGACAGCAGCTCAATTAAATGCTAATGCAACTATTATAGCTGCTCTTGGAGCAATTGGAGGTAATACAATAACATTAGTATTACAAGAAGCTTTAGATATTGCTACAGAATGTACAGAAATAGACGTAGTTGGTAATGCTATAGCAAATGCAGGTAAAGGATATGTAGCAGGTAATACAATTACAATAGCAGCAGCTACAATAGGACAAACCACAGATGCAGTATTTGCATTAACAAGTGGTGATTTAGTAGATTCTGGTGCAGGTTCATTTACAGTAGTAGGAGGAACAACACAAGCTACTTCAAACATATTAAACGAAGTAACATCTGTAACATTAAATACACAAAATTCTGCTGATACATTTGCAGTAAATGATGTGTTAACAGTAGCAGCTAATTTAATTGGAGATCCATTAGCGCCTCCTGGATCACAAGCAGATTTAACAATGACAGTAACTGGTGCAGATTTAATAGATGATGAATGTTTTAGATTAGAAACATTAACTGATGGAATTGTAATGAATAGTAATACAAATCCACTTACACCAGAAGGAGCAAATGGAACATTACCACTTGGTACTTCAGATAATATAAGATGGGAAATACAAGGTGTAGATACAGCAACTGGAACGTTTAGTCTAATAATTAGACAAGGTAACGATACAGCAACAGCTAAAAGAGTATTAGAAATATTCCCTAATGTATCATTAGATCCAAAATCATCTAATTACATTGAAAGAGTAGTAGGAAACCAAACAAAAGTACTTAATGGGTCAGGAACGTCAGATCCATATATAAGCACAGTTGGATCTTATCCAAATTCTTCTAGATATGTTAGAGTAAGTGCTGTAGACGCTAAAACACCTGATTATTTCGATAATAATGGACAACCTAAAGCAGCATTTGCAAGTTACTTACCAGATGTAGCAAGTGGGTCACTTACAACAGGTACAGGAGCATTAATATCAAATAATTCAAATGGTTTAACACCAGAAAGATATTATGATGCTATTACAGACACAAACACACAAGGAATTAAAGCTGGAGATGAAGGAATAAATCAATATACAGATGCCTTTAATTTATTAGCTAATAAAGATGATTATTCATATAACATTATTACAGCTCCTGGTTTATATCATGCAGCTTCAATGATGAAAACTCCACTTAATTTATTAATACAAAATACACAAGGAAGAGGAGATGCTATAGCAATTGTTGATTTAGTTAGCTACTCAGCTGGAACTATAACTACAGCAAAATCAGCAGCTGCTGATATAGATAATTCGTATGCTGCAGCTTATTGGCCATGGGTTCAAATTAACGATCCAGATACAGGACAGTTAGTATGGACGGTGCCTTCATCGATGATTCCGGGTGTATACGCGTATAATGACAGAACAAGTGAAGCTTGGTTCGCTCCCGCTGGAATCAACAGAGGTGGTTTAAGTACGGTAGTACAAGCTCAAAGAAAATTAACACAAACTAATAGAGATGATTTATATACTGGAAAAGTAAACCCAATAGCAACATTCCCAGGAAGAGGAGTTGTAGTATTTGGTCAGAAAACATTACAATCTCAAGCATCAGCTTTAGATAGAATAAATGTTAGAAGATTACTAATAGCATTAAAATCATACATTGTACAAATTGCTGATAATTTAGTATTTGAACAAAATACAGCGGCTACAAGAAATAATTTCTTAAGCCAAGTAAACCCATATTTAGAGTCAGTACAACAAAGACAAGGTTTATATGCCTTTAAAGTTGTGATGGATGCTTCTAACAATGGACCAGATGTAGTTGACAGAAACCAAATGGTAGGTGCGATTTATATCCAACCAACTAAAACTGCTGAATTTATTTATTTAGATTTCAACATTTTACCAACTGGAGCTGAATTCCCATCATAAGAAGTATAAAACATAATATGTATAATAAAATAAAATAACATAAAATGGCAGTATTAAACCCAAATGAAATGTTCTTCACAGCTTTTGAACCAAAAGTTGCCAATAGATTTATAATGTATGTAGATGGTGTACCATCATATATGATTAAAGAAGTTGGTGAAATT